GTGTCCAGGTTTTTGTGGTTGTATTAGTTGTCCTTGCAATTGCAATTGTCCATACTCTTCAATATATATTTTTAGTTGTGCTTTCAAGCTCGTATTCTCTTGTTCAAGCATCTTATTTCTTGAGATAAGTTTTTGAATATCCATTGTATAAGGAAAATAAATATTTTATGCAATTTTAACTAATATTATTTTAAAATAATTTTATGTTGTTATAATATATTAACATGCCAAAATATACACGAGCACAAAAAAGAAAACTTCACAGAAAACTTCACAGAATAATGAGTTGGTCAAGACGCGAAGAAACGGACAAACCTCCAGAACTTTATCGTACAAAGAACCGCGGAACTCGCAAAAGATTGGGTATAGGTTATCAGAGTGATGAAAGTAGTCCTAGAAGTGCAAGTAGTGCGTCTTCAACTGGATCCTCTGTTATCTCTATTTTAGAAACAATTTTTCCTTTTGCCAAACCACAGACACAAGCGAGGAGATTATCTTCAGGTAGGACATCATCGGGTAGACGCACTAGAAGTTCTAAATCATCAGCATCTGCGTCATCAAATTCTATATGGAGAACTGTAAGCTCAGTTTTAGGTTTAGATGAAAATAAAAAATAAAAATTGAAATAACTTTATAACACATGACTAATTGCACAAATATACAACTAGTCATGACTCCTCCAGAAGCCATTGTATACATACTTATGTTTATTGCGTTATTTCCTGCTATGTGGCAATTTACCATTATGGCAATATTTGTCACAGTTCGTGCAATTTATGGATAAATATAAACAAAAACAAAAACAAAAACAAAAACAAAAACAAAAACAAAAACAAAAACAAAAATATTTTTAACGAAAAAATAAAAAATAAATTTCTAATTATAACTAAGAAACAATGACAAAAGGGTTAATTATATTTATTGGAGAATGCTTTAGAACAGGAGGACATGGATCTAGAGCTAGAGACACACCTGAAAGTATAAATGCACAACATGCCGCATCATTAACTCATGTAAAATTAATAAATAACATAAAAGAAAAATACAACATGGAAATAGATGTTGCTATTAATAGTTATAAAACGAATAATCAAGATCTTCTTTTAAATTGGTATAACAATAATAATTTAACTATTATTTTTTCTAATTTTATTGATGCAATGATTGGTCAAGAGGCACTAATAAATATTGCGTTACATAATGAAAAACTTGCAAATATTACTTGTTATGAATTTATTTTTATATGCAGGATAGATTTATTTTTAAAAGATTTAATGTTTGAATTATTTAATCCATATTCTCAAAAACTTACATTTCCATCAGTGTGTTGGGTTAAAGATTGTGTATGTAATAATATGCCTCGCGTAAATGATACAATGTTATTTATCCCAAAACAAATGTTAAATAATGATTTTATAGTAAATAAAAAGGTATCTTTTAAACACGAATCTTGGTTTATATATGTGCATGATTATAAATTAAATTTTTATGATTTAACAGTTTATCTTGATACATATCACGACTCTGATTCTGCAAAGGATTTCAATCCACTCTATTATATGATTGGTAGACAAGAGTCATCAATATGGCATAGTATTGCATACATATTAAATAGAAATACAATGCAGCCAAAATTAGATCTAGTTACACAGGTAGATTACATGAAGGGAATAAAAAATATGGCATTATTATTAGTTGGCTTGCATTATAAAGAAAATTATACTGCTCCGTGCATTCCTAATTCTACTGGTGATGTTGATTTTCGTTTACATGTTAAAAATATAAAAACAAAAGTACTAGACTATTTTAATAAATTTTATAATATAGATACGTATATTTCAACAAATAACAGTAATTATTTAAATGAAATGCTTAAAATATATAACCCATATAAATTTTTTATAGATGATCGTTCAAATCGTATATTTAAAACAGTTAAAATTTTAAAACTATTAATGGATGAAATTAATAAAGGAAAACAATATGATTATATTGCAATAACAAGACTAGATATTTATTTTCTTATGGATTTTTCAAATATTGAATTTTATAAATTTAATATAATATCAATTTTAGAAAAAAATGATGTATGTGATGATAATTTTTATTTTTTTCCAGTAAACTTTTTGCATAAATTTTATGATTTACTTAATAATAAATTATTGTCAATTCAATCTAAGGATCCATGTGTTTTGCATTACTTGCATCATGATATTTATAATCATTTTCCTATTCATTATATTCATAATCAAAATAGATTTGTTGCAGATTTAGATTTTTATAAATTAAGATATTTTTTTAATTGTAATTTAATTTTAAATAAAAATGATTTTAGTGATAATGTATGGTACAACTCTTGTAATAACAATTCTAGTATGTTAATAGACAATAATATAATAAATTTTAAAAAAAATAATAAACATATTTGCGGCAACTGTTGGATAGGGTATGTACTTTCAACTCCAGGATTCCATAATATTTCTTTTAATATTTACAGCGATAAAGATATAATAAATTATGATTTTATTAAAGTACACAACCCTATTAAGCTTTACAAAACAGAAAATATATATGCAAATACATGGACAAAAATAAATATAACAATTGAAACTAGTTATCCCGATGACTTATTGTGTTTAATATTTGATAACTTTGATGATTTTATTAATATTAAATATAAAGATTTGTTTATAAATAACAATATCGTTTGAAAAAATTTAAATAATAAAGGCATACTATTAAATTATAATGTATAACTATAATAAATGAAAACTATATGTTTTTCACTACTATATCACGATAATGAAGAATGTTTTTATAATTTATTTTATAACGTTTTATATCATTCTTCAAATTTTAAAATATATTTTCTACTTTCATGTACAAATAACGTAAGTTTTTATATACAACAAGCTGCTAACATGTATGAGAATATACACATTGTAACAATTCGGAATGAAAATATTCCCATTTGGGGGAATATTGAATTATTTAACCAACACATACTAAATATTAATTATTTAATAAATAATAATATAGAATTTGATTATTTGTGGTTTCTTGGATCTAATGAATTATTTATAAAACATATAAGTGAAGAATATATTGACAAATACACAATTAAATTAAATAAAGAATATAATGATAATGAAAATGATGATAATAAAAATGATGATATTTACATTAAAAAAGAATATAGAAATGAAATGATTTCTTATCAAAATAAAAGATATAAAATTTGGTGGGATAAATTTAAAAAAGATACCTATACATATAATATTTTTAAAGATAATTTAATATTTTATCAGATTGAAGGATTAATATTAGAAAATAAGTTAGCATTTGAAATCTGCAAAAAATACAATGAATATAAAATTTATAATATTAGAAATTTTAATGATTATGCATTAGAAGAGGTGTTTATACAATCTTATTTGTATAAGATGTACAATATTACAGAAATAAATTACCTTTGTTTCAGATACCTTATGATGAATATTTCAAATGAAAACAGTTTTAAAACTATAGAATCATTGTATAAAACTTGTTATTATCATCCATATACACTTTCAATAAAACCAGTAAATAGAACAATAAACGATCCCTTAAGACAAATGATAAAAAATAAAATGGAATACGTGGGATTTATACTAGATAATTATAGTTTTGTTGAAAATAAAAAATATTTTTCAAATAATTTTACTTGTTGTATTAATATTAAAAAAGATACTATAAACTTTTCAAAAATTTGCAAAGGGCGTCACGGGTTTTGTTGGTTTGGATATACTATTCCAAATATAGGTACATATACAGTTTCATTTGAAATTTATAGTAATAAAACAATTAATTTTGATTTTATTAAGTTACATAAACCAATAAAATTTTATAATTGTCCACCAGTATATGAAAATTGTTGGACAGAAATAAATATTACAATAAATATCTACAAACCTAATGATTTATTATGTTTTATATTTGACAACTACAATGATTTAATTAATATTAAATTTAAAAATATAAAAATTACTGACAATGAAAATTGTAAAAATAATATTAATATTACTATTATAGATGAAAAAATAAAAAAAAAACCATTATGTTTTGCATCTGGAACTTGTAGATTATTAAAAATAATTGGAGAAGGTATAGAACAAGTAGAACCATTGCAAGCTATGTTTCATGATGATTTTACAGGTATAAATTTTTTAGGAAAATTAAATAATGTCAAGCAACACATTCAACTTATTAATTTTATTAATAAAAATATTAATATTCCTTCTCATATATTAAAAAAATTTTTAACAGTATATAACTATGAAAAATGGGCAAGTATTAGATTGTTTGAGCCATATGATACAATTAAACATAAAATAAATAATATAAAAAATAATTTTTATGAGTGCAATTATTTTATTTTTGAAATTTCTTCAATTAAATGTTATACATGTGAAGGTTTTCAGGTACAATATGAACAGTTTGAAAATAATTCTCCTACAAATTGTTTATTTTCTATCCAAAGTAAAGATGAATTAATAAGTGATGTAAATAATTTAATAAAACTTATTTCAAAAAATTCAAAAATTATATTTATTTGCCATTTTAGACCTAATATTATTTATAATGATTTAACGTTGGCTATACCTAATCGGGAAATAATATATGAAACGTTATTAGAAATTTCTCAAAATAATAAAAATATATATTTGTATGATCCATCTATATTAATTTCACAAAATCACAATTACATAATTGATCAAGAACATTACAGTGAAATAGGATATAAAAAATCATTTGAATGCATATACGATTCTTTTATTAAAAGTAAAAATGTAGCTTTAATTATTCCACTACACCCAAAACATTATGAAATTATGTATAAATTATTAGATAAAAATATAACAGATATAATAGACGTATTTATTGTTTTTACTAATAAATATGAATATGATATTTTTAAACAAAAATACAAAATAAAACCAATTGTTTTGCCAGATAATTTTCAAACGGGAAGTATAGTTACATATAAAAAACTTTATGCTTTACAATCTATAATGAGTAATATTAATTATGACTATTTTATTGTATGTGATTCTGAAATAGATATTATAAATAAAAATTTTAATATGAATAATATTTTGAATAAGGTAGAATCTATATTTAAAAATAAAATAATATATGCTGGCGAAGCTAATAGACAACTTTTAACTGATACGGTAAATAGTGGATCTTCAAATGTATTTTGCAATAATGATTTTAATAAATTAAAAGATATTACTAATGATTTTACTTTATATTATTGGTGGTCAGATTTACCAGTATATAAGAGAGAACATTTGCCTGATTTTTTTAATAAAATATGTTTTAATAATATTTCATGGAAGCATTTTGATCACATTATATATTTAAACTATTTGTTGCTCTATAAGGATTTTTCTTTATTAAATATTACTCCATTAATAGATCATAATTGGTCATTAGAATTATATTACACCGATAATATTGAAAAATTAAATAAATTAAAAGAACATAAATATGGATTTGGTTGGGTAATACCAAAATTTTTAGAAATTAGCTATGATTATTTGTTAAATGAAGGAACATTTTTAATTTATCATACAGATAGAATATATAATGTAGATGGAACTTCTTTATAAAGATTAATTTTAAATTTTAAATTTATACGAATAAAAATTTTCTAAGGGCAAACAATGTTCCCAATTGTAAACAAAGTGATACATTTTTCTTAAAACTTCTTGATGAACGCCTGGAATTATATCATCCATTAATAAATTTAATTTTAAAAAATTTACAATATAATTTTTAATCCAGTAATGAACCTTATAATTATTGCCTAGATTTATAGAATCATATAAATTTTTAAATAATTTTGAATTATTATTATTCATAATAAAATGAAAATCACCATTGCATTCAACATGACCATTTACATATATATTATTTTCCAAATTGATGTAATTTGATAAATTTATATCCTTCCATAGCAATACGTCATATCTATATAAAATTATAATATCGTATTCTATGCAATTATCAAGTTCATATTGTTCTTTAAGTTCAATTACCTTTTTAATAGTTAATGCTTGGCTTAACCCCCCAAAATCATCTACATCTTTACAAAGTGAAGATATTTGATCATTGTAATGTGTATTGTCTTCAAATAATTTTTTAATCGGATTGTATAAAGTTGTTAATTCATTTTCTAAATCGTAATTCCAGCAATGACAAAATATATCAAAATCATAATAATTTTTATTAACTTGTATAATATGTTTAATTATAGAGTTATAGCATTGAATATAATCAATGTATGGAGTTTTTTTGTATATATCCCCAACTTTTAAAAATTGTATATCTTTTGATATAGCACCACGCATGCATAATGCAACCTTTAATTTTTTCATTATTATATATAATATTCATAAATAAATATATTTTATAGTAGTATTATAAATATGTCTACCAGAAATTGTTGCATTATTTGTTCTAATAAAGATTTTGAAATAATAAATACTTTTAATAATTTTCCAATAATGGCAATTTCAAATAATTCTGTAAAAGAGGAATTTTATGATTACACGCTTATATCATGTAGTAACTGCAATTGTTTGCAATTGCAAAATTTAGTTGATCCATCTTTATTATATTCAAATGTGTATATGAATGCTACATTTAGCGCATCATGGATTGATCATCATATTAATTTTGGCAAATTTATTCTTACTAACACAAATGATGTTTCTTTTTTAGAAATTGGTGCAAATAAAGGAGACTTGTATAAGATAATGTCAAAAGAAAGACAAATTACTTTTACTGCATTAGATATGTATAAGCATCAAGATTTACCACTAGATATTGCTTTTATTGAAGGAAATTGTGAAGATTTTAATTTTACAGGACATAATGCAGTTATTTTATCTCATGTATTTGAACATTTATATGAACCTAAAAAATTTATTAAAAATTTAAAAGATGGAAATGTTTCAACAGTATTTATATCTATACCAAATTTTGATTTACTTCTTAAAGAGAAAAATTATACTATGATTTACTCGCAACATACTTTTTATTGTGGGTATGATTATATTATATATTTGTTTGGATTGTATAATTATAAATGTGAAAAAGATTTTTTTTATAATGGAAATACTAAATCAATTATGTTTAAATTTGTATTAGATAATAATACTCATATAAAACAAATATTACCATCAACAGATTTAAAATTAATTAAAGATGTATATATAGACAAAATTGTCAGTTTAAATAAAATTATTATACCTGAAAATAGCTACATTGCACCTGCAGGAATTTATGGTCAATATTTTTATAATTTTATAAATGTGAATATGAAAAAAAATGTTGTTGGATTTTTAGATAATAATGAAAAAAGACACGATAATAATTTGTATGGAACAGATAAAAAAGTATATTATCCATTGTACATAGATTATTCCAACTCTACAATTATAATATGTGATTGTCCATATAAAGATGAGATTGTAATTGGTCTAAAAAATATTTGTGATTCTATTAATTTTTTATATGTGTAAATAAAATATATTTTAAATTAATAAAACAATTTAAAATAAAATATAGTTAAATTTTGATTTTAATTATATTCATAAATGGTATAATATGAATATAATTATTCCACTGGGGGGGCTGGGTGAAAGATTTAAGAATGAGAATTATGCAAAACCAAAACCATTGATTAATATTTTTGGTAAACAGATGATTTGTCATGTAATTGACAACCTTGATTTACACAAAGATGATAAACTAATAATAATTTATAACAAAGAATTAAATATACATCATTTTGACACCATTTTAAAAAATAAATATGAGAATATTGTGCTTATAGAACTAAATAAACAAACTGAAGGAGCTGCAGAAACTGTTTTATTTGGTTTAGAAAATATAGATGCTTCCTTTGTTAAAAATAAGTGTGTATTATTAGACTGTGATTCATTTTATACTGCAAATATTTTAAGCACATATAGATCTCAAGATCATAATGCAATTTTTTGTTTCAAGGATATTCAAGAAAAACCAATTTATTCATATATAACATTTGATTCATCAAAAAAGGTTTTAGATATAAAAGAAAAAATGAGGATCTCTGATTTTGCAAATACAGGATGCTATTGTTTTAAATCTGGAACTGTATTAAAAGAATACTGCAAAAGAATAATGGATAAGGATATTCGTGAAAAAAATGAATACTATACATCATGCGTCATAAAAGAAATGTTAAATGATGAACATGTATTTGAAGCAAATGTTATTAATATTAATGATTATAACTGCGTTGGAACTCCTTTTCAATTAAAAATTTACTGTTCTAATAAACTTAATACTGTGGAAAAAAAGAGATTTTGCTTTGATTTGGATAATACACTTGTTACATCTCCTGAAATAAAAGATGATTATAGAAGTGTTAAACCCATTCACAAAAATATAGAGCTTTTGCAACATTTGAAAGCAATGGGGCATTATATAATTATTCATACTGCACGCAGAATGAGAACTTGTAATGGAAATGTTGGAAAAATAATGAAAGACGTTGGTGAAATAACATTTAATACCTTGAATAAATTTAATATACCATATGATGAATTAATTTTTGGTAAACCATATGCAGATTTTTATATTGATGATCTTGGAGTAAATGCATACGATAACTTGGAAAAAAGCCTAGGATTTTACAAGACAACTGTTTATGAAAGAGATTTTAATGAAATTAAAAGTGAAAAAATGGATATTATAACAAAAAGAAGCAATAACTCTAAATTGCACGGCGAAATCTATTATTACAATAACATACCATCTCAGCTTAGAAAATTTTTTCCCATATTTATTGAAAATGGAGATAACTGGTATTCAATAGAAAAAATTAAAGGCATAACAATGTCATATATTTATTTGGATGAATCATTAACAAATGACATGTTTTTAAAATATCTTAATATGTTTAAGACAATTCACTCGTATAATAGTCCAAAAGATGATCAATCTTTAAATAGTACTAGTAGTACTACTAGTAGTAATAGTAATACAAATTTAACAGACCTTTGCGATTTGGAAGATATATATAGCAATTACTCTGCAAAATTAAAAGAGCGATACGAGTCATACAATTATTCTTCATACAAAAATAGTCAATGTATATTTAATAAATTAATTGAGTATTTTGATAACTACAAAACAGATAACAAAGGCACTAAAACTATTATACATGGTGATGCGGTATTTAGCAATTGCATTATTGATGAAAACAATGATTTTAAATTAATTGATATGAGAGGAAAATTGGGTGATGTACAAACAATTTATGGAGACATTTTTTACGATTACGCAAAAATATACCAAAGTTTAATTGGATATGATGAAATCTTGCTTGATAAGATTGTATCAAATGAATACAAAAAAGTAAAAATAGGAATCTTTGAAAATTACATAAAAGAAAATTTTGGCGAAGAATGCATCAAACAAATTAAAATGATAACAAATAGTTTATTGTTTACATTAATACCGCTTCATAATAATAATAAATGCGGTGATTTTTATAAACTCATAGACATGGAAATATAATTCTATCCTAAATACTTCTTCAAAATAACTGCAGGTATCAATTCCTCTTGCATCTTTTCCAATTTCTTGAAACACTTGTTAATCGTAACCTCACTAATCTCACTAACATTCTTGACATCGCGCTTTGAAATGTTCAGCTTGCAGGTTTGCGCAATGAAATACACAATTCCTGCCGCAATAGAATGAGGCGTGTTTTCAGGCATCAAATTCTTCTTCTCAATCTTCAGTGAAATAAATTGACACAGCTTTGTAAGCTCATTATTAATACTGAGCTTTGAGCAATAACGCTCAATAAACGCCTCTGGCTTTGTCTTGCAGAAGCTAGTCTTCTCCTTGTGATCCATGTCTTTTTCCAGTTGATTAATAATGGTTTGTGCATTTTTGCACCCCTTTGTAGCACTAGTCACATCAATATGGAAAATCTCTGCCAACTCTTTTGCTGTTCTAGGAAAGTTGTTAATCCTACACGAAACGTAGATTGAAGCCATAAGAAGTCCATCCTTGTTGTCACCTCTAAAGGTTTGATCGTACTCTGATATCTTTTTGTGATACCTGACTGCATCATCAATAATCATCTTTGGAATCCCAGCATTTTGAGCCAAAAGAGTAATTCTTTGAAACTCATCATATTGTGATTTCTCCTTGTATGGCATAGATTGCCATTCTGTATAACGTCTTATCTTTCTCATCTCATAAGAGGTTACACCACTACATAAAACCTTGCAACCGTAAGATGACTCCTTTAACAACGGATTAATTGGCATTCCGCATCTTGTAGGGTCACTATTCTGGTTATCATCTGCTCCATAATACCTCCATTCGGCAGACTGATCAACCATATCCTTATAAATAATCCCGCACTTTGTATTAGTGCATGTTAGAAATCCTTCATCAGAGAATGCTAGATTGAAATCGCACTGATCGCATCTTTCGCGATCTCCACAAGATCTATAAATGCACTCCAGCGGCACCTTTGCCTTATTCTCACCAAACTCAGCATCAAATACATTCCATAGTTTGGCCTTGTTAAAAGTGATGTCCTTTCTTTTTTTGGTTTTGTCTGTCTTCTCGGCAGTTATCATTTTTTCTGTTTATTAGACTACATGGATTATGTTTAAATCAATTTTTTTATATATTTACAATATAACACAATGGGGAACTCTTTTTCAAATAGTACAGCTCAATCGCAGTTTGCAGATAGATCATTAAAACCCAAACCATTAAGCCAAATTATAGATTATATTGCCACATACTACATTCTTACAATGGATTTTAATAGTCTTAAGAAACTGGCAGAAAAGGAATATTGTGACAAGATGGTGATCTTAACTAGCGATATTATTGAACGATATTTTACTGACATGGATATTACATATTTAGCGCAAAAAATAAAGGATGGAAAGGAGGTTAATGAGCTTACAAATGACAATGTAATTTTCTTTGACAAATCAAAATTGGATAACTTGGATGTCACGAGCCAATTGAAGAAAACGCGCCTTTGCATTGGAATTGCCAAATTTTACGTAAAAATTGCACACGTATTTGCTGCAATTGTAATGACGATAAACCCTGTTTATATGTACAAGGATGAATCTGGGGATCTTGTAAAGGCTCCATTGTTCAAGAAAGGACAAATTCCTAAGAATGTGAAACGCTCTTTATATAAAATGGGGTTGTGTGAAAACCGCATAAATGCTCTTAAAAGGGGTCAAGATTATAGCACATTAATGGATGGGGATGATATAAATGTTAGACCCAAGGTGTGCAATGTTAATACTCGCATGGATGGCGAAACTAAAACATTAATGGATGAGCCTGGAATTCCAGAATTGATGGATTTGTATTATGATGATGTATATGATTATTCTACTGGGGAATTTAAAGGCATGAGTGAAAATACAAAAAGGATGTACATGGCTGATTTGGAGTTGTTTTACAAGACTTTTACTGGAAATTCGTCTATGCCTATAACTGTAAGAAAGTTTAGCGATATTCAATTAAAAGATTATGAAAGTTCCCCTCAATGTGAAGGTCCTAATCCTGCATTTGAAAGGACATTTCGTGGATCTCTAAGGGACAAGCTGTTCTACGATTATGCTGCAAATATAAGAGACATGGTTCAACGTGCAAATGAAAACCAAGAAGCTCTATTGGACATTATTAATGAGCTTTTTGTTTATACTATAGATCCACAAACACAAAAGAGAACTATTCGCATTAATCCAGCGTTAACAGAGGAGAGTTTACAATTAGTTATTGAAAAAACGCGCGCAATTATTATTAGGTTGTATTTAACATGTGAAACGGATTTTTCAAAAGGAGTGCAGTTATATGAGGCCATTATAGAGTCAACTATTGTTAAAACACTTGGTGAACAAGAGAAAAACTTGAAATTAGCTGCTGCAAAATTGTACACGCCTACAGTTGTTCCTGCTTCTGCAGAAGAGCAGGACTTGTTGCGAGTTGCAGCAAACCAAGTTGATACTCAAAAAGTAGGTGTTGTTATAGATAAAGATCGTATTGCAAAGGAAGAAGAATTAGTTCGTCAAGCCGAGGTAACAAATGTTGCACCTTCAGTTTTAAATTTGCAACAGGAACAAGGACAAGGCCAACAACCTCAAAATATCCAAAAACAACAACCAATCATTACTCCATTAAGGGTAGAAGAAGGCATAGCAATTGATGCAGTAGAAGACAGTATTGCGGATGGAATTCCTCTGGTAGCTGGAGCATTGCTAGCATAAAAATCTAATGTTATAATATATAGTATGCACAATCTTGCAGGATCTTCTAATGCACAGTTTCATTCAAATGAAACGAGCGCGTTTTATTCAAATGAAAGTATAGCCGATACAGGAACAGTTAATCCTTATGCGTTAATACAACTAGCAGGAAGAAAAAGACGTAGCTTTAGGAAAACAAAAGGAAAAAAATCAAAAAAAATGGGAAAAGGCAAAAAGACCAAAAGTCTTAGAGGAAGAAAATCTAGGAAACATAGGAAATCTAGACATTATAAAAAATAAAAATCTTCAAATAGTATATAATATGGCTGTTCACACCCGTAGTATGACCGCTAGAAAGAGAACGCTTGCTATTTACCGTCGCCGCGTCAAGTTTTCCCGCTGCCGTGGAAGAAAGGGACCTGGTTGCACGAGAAAGGTTGGCTGCAAGAAGGCCAGAGGTACCAAGCGCAGATTCTGCCGCAAGACCACAAATCGCCACATTTAAATTGCAGGTCTAGTTTGAAACTGGATGCAAATGTGGAGTAGATTTTTTTATAATATTTATACAAAGCTTTATTTTGAAGCATTGTATAAATTTGGATATAAACATAATAGAAATTTTTGAAATTATTTATTTTGACATTAAATTTAAGTTGTCGTGTTAATTTTAGTAAATACATCATGCATTACGATGTATTTACTTGTTTATTTTACTAAATTTTCCATATAGCTAGATAAGGGAGAAATTTAATTTAAGCCTTGGCCTTGGAGGCGGCGGCTTGGGCGTGAGCGGCAGCTTGGGCAGCGGAAGCGGCTTGGGAAGCAGCAGCGGCGGCGGCGTGGGCAGCCTTGCCAGCCTGTTGGGCGGCCATGGCAGTCTTGCCAGCCTTGGCACCCTTGGAGGCGGAAGCGGCCTTCTTGGCAGCCTTGGAGGCTGTCTTGGCAGCAGAGGCAGCCTTCTTGGCGGCGGAAGAGGCCTTCATGGAGGCAGCCTTCTTCATTGTTTTAGCAGCGGACTTAGCGCGACGAGCAGCTTTAGACTTCATCATACGACGGGAGGCCATTTTATATATATTGATAACAAAAAAAAATAATTTCAAGAAGAAAATCAAAAAATGCTAAAATAGCAAAAAACGCAGTTTGCCTAAATAAATAAATTAACCTCTTAATATTTTCATTCTCCCTAAACTTACCAAATAGTATCTTGGTCCGCCCAATACATTTGATCGCCTTTTTTAATATTATAAATTGATGTAAATAGTTTTAAACGTGCAAGAGGGCAATTTACTCTGTATTTATCAAGAGGATGAGGGTTTGTTTTTAATAAAGAACGTATAGCGTTTTTATAAATTGTTTGTCTGGCCTGAACTGCTAAATAAATGAAATATGCTTCAAAAGAAATGGCGCGGATTGGAACAACATCAGCGTTCTTATCCTGGAAATCTCTTAAATATTCTTCGCAGATGGCCATACCAGAAATATCTGCCATATTTTCTCCAGTACTCAAAGTTGCATCCATCTTAATACCATCATATGCAGCAAAGGTTTCATATTGCTTAACAACATTGGCAACTTTTTTATCAAATATTTTTTTATCGTGAGGAGTCCACCAGTTATGCAAATTGCCTTTATAATCATATTTGCTTCCAGTGTTATCTAGTGAATGTGACATCTCGTGCGTTAAAGTATAACCAATGTTTGCCAAATTATACTCTATACCACGTTGATCAAGATCAATAAATGGTTTTTGTAATATACCCAAAGGAACGTAAATAGAATTTTCAGCTGGAGTATAGTAAGCATTAACAACGTATGCCTGTGAACCCACAAAATTAAATGCCTGCCAGTCAATTGTTGCCAAATCTACCAATGGTTTTCCCTCTAAATCTATCATTTTTCTTTTATTCCATTTAGCAAGCTTTAATAAATTACCCCACGTGTCAAGCCAATCGTAACTTAATAAGGCGTCGGGTTTTAAAATCTTGGGTTCAGCAATTGTTAATTTCAAATGCTCAAGTTTCAATAATGCAGATTTTTTAGTGCTAGGTGAGAGCCAAGTATTACGCTCAATAATTCTTATAAATACTTTTTTAAGATCATATGCCAAGTTTTGTACATAGTCAATGTACTGCTTTTTTTTATTGTGTTCTACATATTGATTTGTTAAAAATGTATTGAAACATGCCGCTAATCCCAAAATTGGATATAATTTATCAGGAACCATTCTTGGTTGACCAGTTACAAACTTTCCATTAAAATCGTACCAAATTTCTCTCCAATTTTTATTAAAACGTATAATTTGACGCAGATAAATATAAATAAAATAGGCTCTCCATTTGGGTGTTTGCCAGTTTTCTTGTAAACGCGTCATACTACATTTTAAATAATTAAGACTTGTTACTATAAAAGATGAAGGTGTGCGTTCATATCCCAAATAAGAAGCAAGTTCTTTCCAATTAAATCCGTATTTTTCCATTGCTTCATTTGCATAAACTGTATTATAGTATTCAGGAGAATCCTTTTTAATCTGGTTGCACCCCATGTCAGTTAACATGTCATATTCAACATCAAATACGTCTTTTGCTTTTAACCCGTGATTTTTACCTAAGCAGGTATCAAAGATTTTGTTAATATAGTGAAGAAAGTGTGCAATAAAATTTTTCTTGTATTTTTTTGTATCTTGATCAACAGTATTATCTTCAATATAAACTTCATAATCATAAATAGATAAGATGGGTGCAGAAATGGTTGATTTATAATGTCCCGCATTTTTTTCATCATTCATTACATTCCAAACAATTGGAGAACCCCAAGATACAACCTCGTTTTCATTTATGTGCGCTAAAAGCTTAATCAAATTACCTTCTGCAATTAACCCATCAAGCTCTTCAATAGTGCTCTTAACGTGTTTTACGGCCTCTGGTGGAGATAAATGCAAAAATGAATGATAAATGTTGTGGAGCTCTGTTGCCTTTTTATTTTTATGTGTTGCTATATATTTTTTTGTATAACCTAAGAGTTCATAATACACTTTTTCTTGTACAATTCTAAAACTATCTATTTTGGGGTAGAATTTTTTGACATTTCTTGTAAATTTTATTTTTTCCTGGATCCAAAGGTAATTTATATATGTGTAATAATCACTTTGAGCCGTTACATTTGATGGAGAAAATGCAATTTTAAAAAGATGTATCATCTCTTTTTCAGCGCGAGTGTTTAATTTTTTAAGATTTCCTTTCAAGGTTTTTTCATAGTCATCCTCAAAACGCTGAAAAGTATTTGCAGACGTATTACAGATTAAACTAACTTGTTGTTTGCTTAATTTTCGCGTTTTATTATTTGTTAAATTTTTTTTTTCATTTGCGTGTTTTATATGTCTTTTTGTCTGTGTCATTATATATTACACGAATAATATATATTGAAGTATATGTGATCACTCTTAAATCTTTGTGTTTTGCACATGATTCATAATAATTCTATTCCATTGTTTATAAGCTCCATTTCTTGTTAAATGTTCTTGTGCAAATGTAAATGCATTTTCGGCAATTTGTTTGGCTTTTTCATAATTGTCCAAACACCATTTAGTTTTTTCAACTAAATCTTCCAAATCTCTTTCAACTGGAATATAATGTTCCCATGGAATCAAATGTTCATAGAAAAATTCTTTATGCGGTCTGTCCACTAATAATACTGGTCTATGAGACCAAAATAAGTATTTTAAACGCCCCGAATAGCCATATCCCTCAATATCAAGTAAAATAGAATATTTTTGTACTAAATCTTGCATAGAAATATAATTGCGCGCAGTCACAGTTTGATTAGGTGTTTTTTGCCAATTTACAGACATAATATCAAATAAATCAGTATTTGCTTTTCCTATATCAAATAGTTTTTTTCTTCTTTCATTTGTATCTAGATTGCCAATCCAACCAACTTTATTTATTTCAAATGTAGTTTTTCCAACATTATCCATTTGTTTTGTGCATTCTTCATAATCATTTAATCCTACCTCTTTCCAGTTGCAAAAATTAAAGTCTGGGGCCATTGTTGAGTAATCATTTTTTGTATTGCTATATGTTAATTCATTTGTTCTTTGATAATCGTGGGTAAAAATATGAAGCTTGGAAAAGTTTGGCCAATTATATATTTTGTCTGCGTTATAAACACACCAAATTGTAGATGGGTTGCGAGTTTCATAACCTCCCCAATCATGAAACAAAACTCTACCATTTTGTTTACAAATTACAAAGTGTTCATTTCTTGACATGATCTGTTATTATATTAAAAATTTTTTATTTGTTGCCATTAAACTTGTCTTCTATTTTGCTTAATAACTCATCATTGTATAAGAAATTTCCAGATGGTTTGTATGATGTCACTGGAGTAAATTTTTTCTGCGTCTTTTGATTATTTCCATTAGAAGAAGACGAAGAATCTTTAAACTGAAACATCATTTCATCTGGATTAGCATTTTCAAATTTCAATGCTTTTTCTTCCTCCTCTCCAATCTTTTTTCCATATTCATCAACTACAATACCTGTCTTCTTCTTTAATTCAGTTCTAACATAAGAAGGCACCCAATGAGCCCAGGATATAAAAAGAGTATTTGGATGAATGTATCTCAACGTAAATCCGTTTTCTTTCAGTTTATCCATGATATATGCAATGCAGGCACCCTGATCATATTTTGGAACTCCAATAATAATTTCAGGAACAATAAACCAGCAGAATTGCTCGTCCATTTTCTGTCTAGATGTTGTTTTAATTCTAATATGCACACGATTAAGAATTTTATTAAAAAGCTCTAGTTTATTAAGATCATATTGCCGTTTTTTTTCATAAAGTTCATCAATATTTAGTTTTTCAGAAAAGTCTGCAACATTTTCAAGAGTAAATATATTTGCCATTACTACAAAAATGAAAGAAAAAAACTTGTCAAATATAATTCATTCAATAATGTAAATTAGATATTAAATACATATTGCTTGTATTATTTACAAATACTTATGACAATCAAACACTTGGTAATATCTGGCGGTGGTCCAACATCAATACGAGCATTAGGTGCAGTGCAACACTTGGAAAAAAACGGCATTTGGAAAATAGATGACATAGAAACAATCTATGCTACATCTGCTGGGGCAATTTTGGGAGTAAT